ATTCCTAATATAGGAATATTTTTTTCAACGGCCGCGTGAATAATTTTTGCTACGGGACTATTTAATGCCATTGTTCCCGGTGATATTTCATAATTATCTGTGGCTTTATTATATATTCTATCGCCAAAAGCAAATCCACCGGGCAAAACTAATAAATTTACATTATGTAATATATTAATATCATTCTCTTTATGCCAAATGTAAAAGCATTGAGTATTATTAAATTTAAAATATCTCATAGTTTCAATATCACAATTAGAACCTGGATAACGTACTATACCAATATTAATCATATAATATATTTTATATAGATACTTTTATACAAGTATTATATATATATTAATAATAATAATTAAAAACAATACATTATTATTATTTATTTATGAATATACACCCAAAAATAACTGAAAAATTACAATTCTTTATAGAAACCAAAAAAATTCCACATATTATTTTTCATGGTCCCAATGGTAACGGAAAACATACTATTCTTCATGAATTTATTAATATGATATATCAATCTAATAAAAAATTTATAAAAGAATATGTTATGTATGTTAATTGTGCTCATGGTAAAGGTATTAGATTTATTAGAGACGAATTAAAGTTTTTCGCGAAAACTAATATTCAAAATCATAATGGGTTATTATTTAAAAGTATTGTTCTTTTTAATGCCTGTAAATTAACAACTGACGCGCAATCAGCACTTAGAAGATGTATAGAACAATTTAGTCATACAACCAGATTTTTTATAGTTGTTCAAAATACTAACCAGCTTTTAAAACCTATTTTATCTAGATTTTGCAATATTTTCATTCCACATCCTATAATTAATAAAAAAAGAATTAGTCTTCATAAATATAAAAATTCTACCACCGAAATTCCTTATTTTACAAAAAAAACAAACTGGTTAAAAAAAACAATTTTAGATAAAGATCAATATAATTCCAGTTTAAAATGCTTTGAACTATCCGAATCTTTATATAATAAAGGTTATTCCGCATTAGACATCATAAATATATTAAATTCTATTAATAATGAAAAATTGTTAAATGCAAAAGAAAAATATAAATATCTTATATTTTTTGATAAAATTAGAAAAGAATTTAGAAATGAAAAATTATTGATAACGTTATTATTACATTTTATTTTAATGCGGAAAAAGCTTAATTTAGAAAATATTTTAACTATGTAAATGGATGATTATAATGTTAGTGTTCTGTCAGAAGCAAAGAATGAATATTCATTGAGATTAGTTTCTATTTTATGTCCATTATTAATAGAAGGCGTTAAATCTATTTTTAATGAAGCTATGTCTCTTTGCGAAGAAAATTCAGAAGAAGATAAATATTTAATGACATTTCAAAACTTCTTAACTCGTGTCCCAAAATGGAATAATGTAATTATTACTGAAGAAACCGATAGAATTGTTAGAAAAAGCGAATGTCCATATTTAGAAGATTTATTAACTTGTGTTCATATCACTCAACTAAAAATTTTAACAAGCATTCGGGTTTCTAATAAACAAAAAAAAATTGATGTTGATATTCCAAAATTAAGTGATTTTATTCATAAATGTTATATTGCGTTTGCTAGAAAACTATATCAAAATGTTTATCTTTTTGAAAAACAATCTATTCCTTTACAATACCAAAAAAATTTAAGAGAAACTGAACTTATCTGTAAAGAAAATATTTTAGAAGTTATTAGAGATAGTATGCCCGTTGATAAAATTCTTAGAGCATATATTGATGAAACTGTTGATGAAGAGGTTATTGAAGAAACTATTGAAAAAAATTTAACTCCCGAAGAGGCTGAAAAAGAAGCCGAAGACGAAGCGAAAGAAGCCGCAGAAAAAGCAGCCGACAAGAAGAAAGAAGAACAAGAAACTAGTGTTGAAAAAGTTGAACTTGTCGCTACAACTTCTCTCCCAGATAAAGAAACTATAGTCAATGATATGAAAGAAGAATTAAAAATTAATATTGATACTGAAACTCTTTCTTTAGAAGATGAAAAAGTTCAAACTAATGATACCATTTTACCCTTAGATGATGTTATTTTAGATTTACCCTTAGATGATGTTATTGAAAAAGAAAAAAGAACTGGATTGAGCTTTAACGATGATGACCAAGTTTTTGATTTGGAGACCAACCAAAAAAGTATTGTAAATGCGCCTAAAACTGATGAAAGATTAGAACAAATCGCATCTATTAATAATGCCAGAAGGAAAGCTGAAGATGCCCTTGACGACGAAGACGACAATGATAACTTAAAAATTTTAGGCGATAATGTTACTCTAGAAATTGCCGATATTCATGATTTAAGCACAGATACAATTCTTAAACGGGACCCAATTCTACAAGATGTTGAAGTTTTAGCTTAAATGCGTAAAATTATTTTAATTTTCATACTAAAATAATTTATAAATGCCTCAATCCATGTTTTTTGTTGCTACTGTAATAGCTATTTGTTTTTTCATGGCAAAATTTATTGAAATGAAGTTTATATTAAAAGAAAATAAACCTTTAAAGATTTTATTTAGAGATGCCGTGTTTGTATATTTATCTGTTGTTTTAGGGACAACTGTTGTTGAATCGTTTGCTAATATAGATATTTTAAAATCCGCCCCTGAGATTTTTACTAACAAACCTGCTTTTTAAATTTATTTTGGACCATACTTTGAATAATTTGTATAATTTGGATCAAGATATTTCGTATAATTTTTTTTAAACATATTTCTTAATTTATCTGCTTGTTTTAAATACTCGTATTCGTTACTCCATGCTAATTTTGGGTTACAGGTTTCTCTCCCAACATTTTCTAACTCTTCTGGAACATCAAACCCAAATATTGTATCTTTATTAAATTTTGAATTTAATATGGAACCATTCAAAATAGCATCAATGCAAAATCTTGTATTTTTTATACTTATTCTTTCACCAACTCCATGAGGTCCTCCTACCCATCCCGTATTAACCAAATATACATTACAATCATGTTCTTTTATTTTTTTTTGAAGTAAATCAGCATAAACAGTAGGATGTAATGTTAAAAATGCTGCTCCAAAACAAGCAGAAAATGTTGCTTCAGGATCTGTAACACCTCTTTCTGTTCCTGCTACCTTAGAAGTATATCCAGATAAAAAATGATACATAGCTTGTCCATCATTTAATTTCGCCACTGGTGGTAAAACTCCAAAAGCATCACAAGTTAAAAATATAATATTTTTTGGATGACCAGCCATTTGAGGTTCATGCCAATTTGAAATATGTTCTATTGGATAACTTACTCTGCCATTTGGGGTTTTTTCTGTATTATCATAATCTGGAACAATAATAATTTCATCATCAAAGTCATTGGGTTGCTTTCCATATGATTCACATACATTTTCTAATAAAGCACCCTTTCTAATTGCTTTGTAAATATCGGGTTCATTTTTTTCGCTAAGATTAATTGTTTTCGCATAACATCCACCCTCAAAATTAAATATTCCATCTTCATCCCAACCATGTTCATCGTCTCCTATCAAATCTCTATCAGGAACAGCAGATAACGTAGTTTTTCCAGTCCCACTTAATCCAAAAAATAACGCCGTATCTCCTTCTTTTCCAACATTTGCCGAACAATGCATGGACATTATATCATTTAATGGTAACCAATAATTCATTAAACTAAATATCCCCTTTTTATTCTCTCCACCATACCAAGTTCCTAAAATAACTCCCAATTTTCTTTCTAAATTAAAAGCTATTGCTACTTCCGAATTTAAATTCTGTTCTACCCATTCATCATTAACAACTGAACAAGCATTTATTATTGTAAAATCTGGGTCTGTTTCATATAATTTTTCATCAATACTCGCATTTATAAACATATTTTTTACAAAATGTTGTTGCCATGCCATTTCATGAACAAATCTTACTTGTTTTTGTGTGTTTTTATTTGCACCACAATAACCATCAAATAAATATATATCATCTAATGTATTAAAATGATTAACTGCTTTTTTTAATATACTATCAAACACTTTTGGTGTTGTTGGTTGATTAACTTCCCCCCACCAAATATTTTTTCCAGATTCAACACTTTTTACTATCCATTTATCCTTGGGAGACCTACCTGTAAATTTACCAGTATCTACGCCAAATGTTTTCCCATATTTTGTATGAAATACAGTACCTTCATTATTGTTTACTTCATGATCAAACAATTTATCATGTGTTAAATTATAATTAATTTTTGAAGGATTAATAATACCTATTTTATCTAAATTATATTTAGATGTTAGTGGTGCTGTAGAAACTGTTCTCATAAATTTTAATTTTTTTAACAAATGACGGAGCATTTTATATTATTATTAATATAATATAAAATTCAATAATATTTATATTGTTCTATTAACTGGACAATAATTAATTTTACTGGGCGAATATACACCTTGTGCTACTAATAATGCCGTAGATAATCCTACAACTATACAAGTTAATATCCAACCAATAACAGTTTTTAAAAATATTTTACAATTTATTCCATCACAAGTTCCTGGATTTTCTAAGGCACCTATTCCTATTGTAGCGCCTATTTGACAATGAGTGGTTGATAATGGCATTTTTAAACGGCTTCCCAAAATTATTACTAGTGCTGATGATAATTCAACAGCTACCCCCCTAGATGGTGTTATTTTAACTAATTTTTCTCCTATCGCATATGTTATTCTACTACCATATGTTATTAAACCTACCGAAATTCCCACTCCACCTAGTCCCAATATCCAATAAGCATCTGTTTTCATATCCACATCTTTTGACAAATCTCCGTCAGATGTATAAATCGCATACATCACCGCAAATGGTCCTATAGCATTAGCTACATCATTTGCACCATGACTAAATGAATCGCATATTGCTGTAAATATTTGTAAATAACGAAACGAATATTCTGTATTTTCATCAAATTTTTCTGCATTAGTGTGTATTTTTTCTACACGATTTAATTCTTCTTCATTTCTAATATTTAATTCAATACTCCTATTACTAATATTAGCTAATTCTATATCGCAACTATTTTCTATTCTCCATCTTATATATTTTTTTAATCTTCTAATTAATGGTATAGAAAGAACAGCAGAAATCGCAGCAATGGAAGAGGCAACAATTAATGCCGTAGATAATGGGGTGTCATCTAATCCTAATCCCTTTGCTCCTTTATAAATAATAAAAAATGTATTAATAAACATTGTTGAACCAATTAATATTGGGTAAGTCCAATTAATTCTATTACTTTCAAAATCATATCGCAATACAAATTTTCTTAATAATGAAAATATTATGGTTCCAATTAAAGCTGAAAATAATGGAGATATAAGCCACGATAAAACAATTCCACCAACTCCGCCTATATATGGGAAGGTTGTTAATGGTTTATACCAA